TATAAATACATCATCGATCTCATCTTTACGTTCAGTAAACTTACCTTTAGAAGGTGCTCTCAGATAATCAACATAGTCAATAATAACTAAGTCAGGCTTGTGATCCATATCCATACATTTCTGAATATGCGACTTAATAGTATTTACCGTTGCCCCTTTCGGTGGATATTCTTTAACGATGAGCTTACCTTTGAGACTATCGACATAAGTTTGAACTTCTTTACGGTGTTTATTAACCTCATCAATAGAGTATCCTGTAAAGTAGCAATCAAACCGTTTACCCACATAGTCCTCTCCGAGTTCGAGGGTATAATAATTAACTTTATAACCAAGAGACACAGCATGAGCAGCAATAGCAACCATAGTCCACGACTTACCACCTCCAGGATTACCAAAAACAATACCAAGGTCGCCAGGTCCAAATCCTCCTTGAATACCATCGTTAAAGATAGGCCAAGGAGAAGGAATAGTAGGACGGTAATCAGTTCTGTAGCGAGTTTCAACGTCTTTATTATATTCATGTCCAATATTTTTATCCATACCAGCTTTCATAGCCTTCTCAATCATGTTTCTGATTCCATCAAAGTCATGATCTTTAAGAAGGTCAGCAGAACTAAGTATAGCGTTCTTCATTTCTTGATTCTTACAAAAGGTTTGGAACTCTTCTTGTATATATTCCAAATCGTCTTGAGTAGCTTCATACGAGTTTCTTAGTTCTTCTTTAAGTGCTACTTGAAGTACCTCATTCTCTAACTTTTGAAGTTCTACTTTAAGAACATCCATAGTAATGTTAGTATGATACTTATCGAAATATTCTTTTATTTGATTAATGATCCATTTATGTGAATCTGCATCGAAGTAATGATCGTGTAAAACATCTCTTACGTTTAGTAAAAAACTTTTATCTGTAAGTAGTGATCCTAAAACCTTTAACTGAAACCCCTTTCCGTACTGCTGTAAACTCTTTAATGTCATTTATAACCTTTTATTATATCTTAATATATGATTTATTTTTTTAATAGCCAAGAAGAACTCTGTATTTTATCTCCTAATCCATCTATAAGTTCAATATTATATTGTCTACAGATATCTGCTTCAGGAATAGTATTATTATTCTGATCTCCTCCATTAGCAAAAGCTAGTTTGTAAGTTTCGTAAAACTTATCTACCATTAGTTTTAAGGTTTCGTTTTGAGTACTATCTTCATCTATCGAAATCCAAGCCATATCAACTATACTTAATGACCTTATGATTTGTACTCTTTCTGCCTCATCCATAAAGAATGAAGAACCTTTTATTTCTCTTTGTTTGTCATTATTAACTATGACTATCAAAGCATCTCCAGCTTCTTTTGCTTTTTCAAATAACTCTAGATGTCCTTTATGTAGTGGATTAAAGTACCCGCTAACTATTATTGCTTTTTTCATAACTTTCTGATATTAACTTTTTAAACTTTGTTGTTGACCAACCGTGAGAACGGTCAAAGTAATGAATAGGTATATCTAGGTTGTCTCCAGTAAACGGTTTACCTATATAATCATCACCTAAAAATCTTATATCTGGGTTTATACTTTTTAATAGAAATAAAAGTTCTGCTTCTGTATTGTAACTAAGTATTACTGGGTTCCATAATATTAGTTTTAACATTTCTCTACGTTCTTTTATTGAAAGAATTGGTTTTTTCTTTTCAGGTCTCTCAATAGTAGGATCATCGTGTAAAAGTACATATACTTCTTCACATTTATCTAGTATCTCATTAAACATTGCAACATATCCAGGATGTATTACATCGAAGTTACCTGCTATTATTCCTTTTCTTGCTTTATTCATATTTCCAAAATATCTGTAGTATTATAATCAAAAAAGCTAGTATTAAAATAGTACCTGTCTTTATATTTATACCCTCTTTCATAAAAACATAAGTAAGTATAGTAAAACTAAATATACCTGTTGCAAATCCTGTTAATCTTGATGGCCATAGTTTACCATCGAATGCTTCTACAACATAAGTAGTGCCGTAAATATAACAAACTCCTACAGGTACCCCCATTACAGCTGCTACTATAAAAGGATGATTTTTAACCCAATCATTTAAGAACTGACCGTTAGTTTGAAACCATGAAAGAGATTGAGCTAAGAAAAACAATCCAGCTCCTATAAGAAAAGACTTTACGTTCATTATACTTTGGTTAAATCTCTAAACGTTTCTAACCATCCTTCAGTATTTTTTGTAATACCTTCAATCTTATCTTGTTCTAGTAAACGTAAAAAGGCTCCTGCTTGTAAATCTGGAGCGGGTTGTTTAAGTACATCGTTTACATACTGTTTTTCACTTTCATCTAAAGCTGAAATATGTAAATCCATTAACTTGAAGTTAGTTAACACTCTATCCCAGTTGTGTATTATCTTAGCAAATATCTTTTTACCATCAAGCTTTTCTTCTGCTACTTTATAAACATAGTCAAGGTCAGTTTTTTCTGTAAGAAGTTTAGGAAACTCTGCTACTACAGTTTTTATTCCTAATCCTTTTACACCTTGAAGATTATCTGAGTTATCACCGAGAAGTGATTTAACTAGGTTGTAGTTTTCCGGTAGTACTTTTAACTCATCAAAAATATTATCCTTTGTAAAGGTTTTTTTCTTTACAGGAGCATACACTTCAATAGTATCGTCTACAAGTTGTAAGAAATCTTTATCTGATGAGACTATAGTACATTTCTTAACATTAGATACAGAAGCTTTTTTAGCAATCCAAGCCATTATATCATCTGCCTCTAACTTTTCGAGTACTATCTGATGTATAGGTAAGCAGTCTAAGTAGTCTTGAGTTCTAAATAACTGTCCTACTAATGCTTCTGTTTCTTCTTCTTTAGTATCGTATAATCCCCAATGAGTTATCCTTGATGTAGCACGTTGTGCTTTATAGTTAGGATCTATATTTTGTCTATTACCAGAACCACCTTTTCCGTCCCATACTACTATAACCCTAGTAGGGTCAAATATACGAGTAACGTATCCTAAAGAGCGAAGGAACCCAACAAAACCTCCCACATGGGTGCCTGTTGGATTCATCGCCTTCAAGAGCGAGAACGATCTAATCAGAGTATTCATTCCATCTATCAACAGAATATGATCGTTCAACGCACGGGGTGGGGTCTCTTTAAGATTGTTTAGAATATCGTCGTACGCCATTAATCGAGTAAGTTAGGAGCGATTGGTGTTTCTTCTAAGTCTCCTTCTTCGATTAGATCAAAATCTAACGTACCTACTAACTTCAACCAATGTTCTTTATGAGCATCTTTATACTTATCGATTTCTCTTTTATCGTCTGGTATGAATCCATGAGCAGTCATTACTACTCTACCTCTAGATTGTACACCGCCAATGTGGTTCTTTTCTATCTGTACGTTAGTACGTTTAGCAAACTCTACTTGCATACCGTTCTTGATAGCTTTAATCTTAGAAGTACCTGGATTAGTAATATTACCAAAAGTAACAACTAACGTAGCATCATACCACATCGACATTCCACCTTTATTCTGTAACTTAGCCATTCCCATAGGTGACTCAGGTTTCATAGTCCATACTTTATTAATAGCTACTAGCGTATTAGTATAAGGAGAGTTTTCTTTTCTTGATAAAAGTATTTTCTGGTTTAAGTTATTACCAAACTGAGTAGACATAGCACCTGCATTCCATTCGTTGTTGTTCTTATTGGATCTAACCGATAAGTCACAAGGTACTGAACCGATACTATCCCAGAAGAAACACATATCATAAGGTAGATTACCTTTAGCCTGCTCATCCATAAGATCAGCAATATAGACTGCTACATCTTCAATAGTGTTTAACTGTCCTCTATCAGCATATAGGAAATGACCTTCATAGTCTGTAACAGTACCATTCTCATCCTTTACTTCTTCTACCTGCAATCCCATTTCCTTAGCGTGATCCCAAGACCATTTCATCTCAGTAATAATAAAGACTGGTAGAATACCTTGTTTTTGAGCATTTACCGCTGCTTCTAATAAAGCTGTTGTCTTTCCTGTATCACTATGTCCTCTTAGTAGAGTGATATGCCCTGTAGGAATACCAGGTAGAGAGGTAATATCCTGAAAGGCTTGAGATAGTGGTATCCAACCTTGCTCTTTAAACTTAACGGAAGAGTTAGAATATCCTTTCTTTTTCTTAAAGTTTGATAAGTTAAACGACTTGCGTACAGCAGCGGTCGCTTTTTCTTGTGTTTCTTTTTTCTTTGCCATTATTCATTAAATAAGTCATCAAATTTACTAACTGTGTCTTGGTTGCCAGCCGTAGCTGTTTCCAAAGTAAAGTCTGTTTTTTGAGGACTTGTGCTTTCTGGCTTAGTTTCAGCACCTGCTGCAGGAGTAGAAGTCTCTTCAGCTCCGGGGTTTAGGTAACTCTGTAGTTGTTTTTTAATGAAGTCATAATCGTATTCAGTATGTACTTCAGTAGGATTAGGTTGAGTCTTTAACCATGTATCAACTAAATCATTATTATCAGATAAAGCAGTTTGTTTAGGTTTGATACGAACAGTAGTTTCAGGGTAAGGGTTACCTTGTACTTGTTCTACTACCATATCCCATCCATTAATAACGTCTGTGAAGTCTCCGATATCTTCATCTTCAGCTAAAGCAAGTAGTGCTTTATAGATAGTAATACCGAATCCCCATAGTCTTACACCTTTATCTTCTTCTCCTCTTACTACAACAGGAGCAAAGATTCTAGTCTTAGGGTTAAGTTTACCTGATAATGACCAGTTATCTTTATCGTTTGTCTTTCTAAGTTCTTTTACGAACTCTTCGATCGGGTCTTGCTTACCAAAGTTTGAT